ACCCCAAGTAGGCGAATATTCCCATGGCGGCCGGCCCGATCGCGACGTATTTCATCCTCCTGCCTAGTAGTAGGACGGGAAGAGCTTCCTTAACGACGCGAAGATGATCGCGTACACCACGGCGTGCGTCACGACCGCTTGCGTGCTGGTTTGCCCACTTCTGAAAACGCCACCTGAACTCGGGGGAAGCGTGAGAAGAAGACCAGGAGAGAGAAGGGCGAAGAGGAGTGCCGTGACGATCAGATCTGTTCTCGTGAGCACCAATCTCGTCGCTCTGGCCACGACACTGTAGAGCAAGGCGAAGACGAGGGCGTGCACGAGGATGGGGACGAGACCCGTGCGTCCATTTCTGAAGGCGACGCCCGACCCGGAGACCGTCAACAACAGTCCCGGGCTGAGCGCCAAAAAAAGCGACACTGGGGTCACGACTTTGGAACTGGTGATATCAATCATATTATAATACATTCCGAGAATTAAAATTCCCTTCCTCGAGGTTCAGGAACCGGCAAAACCTCTGAAACGTGACGTCCCCCAAGAGTCCCTCGGTGTCGCTCCTCCGTAGGATCATCCACGCGTATTTGTAGGTGTCGAGGAACTCCTCCTCCGGTTCGGGTTGGGTGGGATCGTCCTCTTCGTACACGTAACACAACTCGACGAGATCGTTGAAATCACTCGTCGTGTGCACGAAGGCGTCGTAGAGCACCTCTTGGAGGGTGTCCCACATGTACCAAAGGTCTTGTGAGTATTCGTCCTGAAAATCGTGTATACTCAGAAGGCGTTTTTCGGTGGATTCCGGTGAATCGTCGTCGCTCGAGGCGACGTCGAAGCCCGTGGTGGCTTCGTACACATACTGTGACCAAACCATTATATTACCTGATTATCAATTTTTATCTTTAACACCAGTCATGCTGATGGACGTGGACTCCTTCGTCTCCAAGTGCTCGCTGATGGCGCCGAGAACCTCCTCAATCTTTTTCTCGTCTCCCTCGAAATAATCGGTGAGACCGGCGACGACGGTCTTCTTGGTCATCGACGCTTTCCTGGTGGTTTTCCTGACACTGATCTTTCCCTTCTTGAGGTTGATGGTGTCGATGCCGTTCTTGACCATCGACCCCTTCACCTTCTCCTTGAGGGCTTTCTCCGCGCTGGTGAGCACCTTGATGTCGGCCCTCGCCTCGGCGATTTGCTTGGTGATCTCCACCAACTTGTTCACGGTATCAGAGAGTTCTTCTGGAGCGGACATTTTCTTAGTAGTACTTGTATCAAATCTTTAAATCTACACCAAATCGCGCTGCATCAAATCCGGCACGATCGTCGAGTTGTGCCAGGTGTACTCTTGGCGCGGGTTCGGCGGGTCGGCGCGAATTTGTTGGTTGGCGTTACGCAAGGCACCACCGACGGTCTCCGGGAATCCGATTTGAGCCCGGGGTTCGAGGAAGGACTGGTTCTTGAGGATGTCCTGCGGGGCAAACTCACCAAAGTCTTCTGAGGCCGCGACCTCGCGCGGCAAGAGCGCGCTGGCGAGACCGTTCCCGGCTCGCATGTTGCAGGTCGGGCGCGCACCGGAGGCGGACGGACCGGCGCTCGGACCGACGGAGGCGAAGGAGCGCTCCGTGACGGAGTACGAGCTCGTGCTGGCGGAGAAAAGCAGGTAGATGAGAACACCGACGGCGACGACCATCAAAATATTCGAGAGTCCCTTCTTCATTTTATACTATAAGAAAAACATATTTTTTCTAGGACTCTTCTTCCTCAAATGCCGGGTCTTCTGGGTACTCCGGTGGTGGCTTGGAGTGGATCTTGGCTTGCACCAGGTTCCACACCGGACCGAAGGTTTTCTTGGCGAACCAGAGACCTCCGAATTCGGCGATGATGTTTAATTTCTTGCCGGCCTGAATCTCGGCGAACGCCACCGGTTCGAGGTTGGCGTCGAACACCCTGGTGTGGTGAATGCGATCGACCTCAAAGACCCCCTCGAGGGTGGACTTGGTGTACGCACTGGCGATGGCGGCCTCGGTGAGTTCCCGACCGAACCACGCGTTGGAGTTTTCGAGGGCGGTCGCGAGCACGAGGGCGTCGATGTCTTCGACCTTGGGGGTGTTGTTTTCACCCAACGCGAGGGCGACCGTGCCCGCGCTCTCGGACTCGACGATCACCTTGTTCAATTGGATGAACACCTTCTTCCCCCCCTCCTTGGAGGCGCGGACGTAGTACATCCCGTCCTCTTCATTTTTCACCGGTTGTTCTCCGAAAGAAATCATATACCATACCATGAAATCATTTCTTTAATTACAGTAATGAACACGTGTGAGGGGTGTAAATGTTACGCCCGAACGGAGTCTCTGTACCCAGACCGACACCAATTTTGTGGCAAGCAGATCGGTGACAAAGTCTACCGGTTCCCTGACCGTTGTTGCGACGGGGGGTGTCCTGGCCCTGGAAAAAAACCGTACCGGATCGTCGACGTCCGGGACATCTACCGCAAACCCCCACCCTACCTTAAGATTATATTACTTTTGTTGCTCGCCCTGAGCACAATGTTCATGGCTTAAAGAGACCACCCGTAGGAAAGGTATAAGATGTCGACGGAAACCGAGTTCAACCTTCAACAAGAAATCACCGCCATCCGCGCTGAGGTCAAGTCCCTCGCGAAGCTTTGCCGAAAGATCAAAGCCAAGCAGGACGACCCGGACGGTTCCAAGGCGAAGGCACGGGCTTCTAACAACGGGTTCAACCGTCAACAGAAGGTCGACGACGAACTCCGCGCCTTCCTCGGTCTCGCCCCGGAGCAACTCATCTCCCGCTCCGAGGTCACCAAGAAGATTAACGAGTACATCTCCAGCAAGGGTTTGAAACACCCCGAGAACGGAAGACAAATCGTCCTGGACGACGCCCTCCGAAACCTCCTCAAACCCCCAGCGGATGTCGTCGTCACGTTCCTCAACCTCCAAAAGTATTTGTCCCCGCACTACGTAAAGGCTTAAGAAATATGTTTGTAATCTGTATACACTGATGGAACTCACAAGGGCTTCGATTGAAGAAATCCTTGGTACAAAAATCAATGATTTGAGTTTGTACCAACGAGCGTTCACCCACAAGAGCAAACTGAAGGAAGACCCCACCAAACAGAGCTTCGAGACTCTGGAATTCATAGGCGATTCGTGTCTCGGGTTCGTCGTGACTAAATTCCTGTTCGACCGGTTCGAGGAGAAGCAGGAGGGCTTCCTCACCAAGGCGCGCACGAAACTCGTCAGGCACGAGACCCTGTCGGACATTAGCAAGAAACTGGGACTCTACCGGTTCGTCCAGATGGACACCAAGGGCATGAGCAACGGGTGGTTCATGAACCCGAAGATACTGGAGGACGTGTTCTAAGCCCTCGTGGGTGCCCTGTACCTCGACCTCGGTCTCCTGCATGCGAAGGAGTTCGTCCTCAGGGTGTACAACAACCCGCAACTGGTGAACCTGTCAATCATATACAACGACGATAACTGGAAGGATCACCTGATGAAATATTGTCAGACGAACAATTTCGAACTCCCGGACTACAGGATGCAGAGTCACATCGACGGGGTCTTCCACATAGAGGCCTACGTCCAGGGCACGCGCGTGGGGAGCGGGTACGCGAAGAGTAAGAAACAAGCGGAACAGAACGCGGCGAAGGCCTTCTTCTATCCACACGGTGGCTTAAAAATGACACACGAAAACGTAGTAACATGCACCCGAACGTGAAGAGACTCATCGACCGGGTCTATGCCGCCCAGAAATCTGAGGAATGGCTCCGGTTACGTGGAAATATGCTTACTGCATCTGACGCCGCCTCGGCTATCGGGTGCAATAAGTACGAGACACCTCACCAACTCCTGCTGAAGAAATGTGGAAAGGGGGAAAAATTCACGGGCAACGAAGCCACCAGGCACGGCGAAAAGTACGAGGACGAGGCGAGGATCCTCTTCGAGGAGAGGTACAACGAGGTCGTCCACGAGATAGGTCTGTGTCCACACCCAGAGCACGATTGGTTGGGGGGGTCACCGGATGGCATCACGGAATCAAATTGTCTCGTGGAGATCAAATGTCCCATGATGCGAAAAATCACCCCAGAGGTCCCGGAGCACTATATGCCACAACTCCAACTGTGTATGGAAATTCTCGGTGCGTTCGATGAAGGTCGATGACTGCGCTTTCTTTTTCTTCGTGTCGTGGATCGATGAGACTGACGAGATATGTCGTGACGCAGACCTCCCGAAGGCGTTCTTCATCCAATACAAACCCGCGCAATTCAACTGGCCCGATCCTGAGGAGTTCGTGGTGACCGAGGTGCAGAGGGACAGGGGATGGTTCGAGACGAACCTCCCGATCATGCGCGCTTTCTGGGACAAGGTGCTGTACCACAGGGAACATGGGATCGAGGAACCCCCCAAGAAGGAGGTGAAGCGTCGCTTGAGGAAGGAGTTGCCGTGTGAGATCCAGGAGGACTCGGATGACGATTACCTCGGTGAGTAAAAAAAATCTACTGTAATAATACAAAACACCAATGGCTCCGGCTAATAACAAGAAGAACGTTTCCCCGAAGTCGCTCAAGACGCTTCGCGCGTGGCGCCAAGCCGTCGAACACGTCGGTCGTAATTACTCGCGTGGTGAGTTCACCCTCGTTCCGAAGAAGGGTACGAAGCAATACCGCGGAGCGAAGAAAGTGTTCGAACGAATTATGA